TTAATCGGTTGAAACGCCTCGAATAATATTCGAATTACGCATAACAAACGCGTGAAAACGCGACAAGATTACGCCCGTCATACCACCGTTTCTGTCCAAATAGTACCCATAACGCACAACTGTCTGTCCGGTACCTGGCGGAACGATAAAATCCATTGCCTGAATTTCCATACTCCCATCTCCCTTTTGATATAAAACACCATCAATAGAGAGCGCACAGGTCATTGGGCCACCACCTGAAGTATCGCCAGTACCCAACATGAGAATACTGTAACCTAGTTTACCCATGCTTAAGGAACCACCTTCGTAACTACTAAATTCCATGCCGGCCGTTAATTTCCCGCTACCAGAAATATTAATTGAATCATCCTGGCGAAGCGCCCCTAACAACTGTACTCGTTGCTCAAATGGCTGACGATCAACAACAAGCAAGTCGAACCAGGCCCATTGTGCTTTCGCAATTCTGCGCGAACGATGCTGAGAAATATTGATTGCCCACGAACCGACATCTCCAATAATCTTGTTAGCCCTTACGGTGCCCAGGATATTACAACTCTCGTTAATAACTACATTATTCAAAGTACCTGTGTCAGCCTGTATTTCACCGCGTACAACAACGTTATTGAATTCACTACTTCCGCTCTTAGTAATACTCCAACCGTACCTTCCGGACACATAATTAGTAGAGGAAAGTCGATCTGTGATTTTTGCAATATCAATAGTACCGTTTTTTATCCTTGCGCTGTCGATATACAGTTCATTTCCCTCAGCAATCATCACCGGCACAGCAGCCTTGCTGTTGCGGTTAAACAGCGAGAAACGGTCGGCATAGAGGATCATGTCGCTGGTGGAACCATCGCTGCCCAGCACGATCCCGGCGCCTACCTTCTTCCCGTTATTGGTTTCAACTTTGATGGAGTACATCGAGTTGACCTTGCCGTTTGTATCCGCCAGCGTCTGACCCTGGGCCTGTACGGACGAGGATAACGTGCCGACGGTACTGTTCAGGCTGGTCAGGCTGCTGGCTGTTGATTCGATTTTATCTTCAGCCTTCGTGACCCGCGTCGTCAGCGAACTGACCGCGCTGGCATCCGCTTTATTCGCCAGACTGTTATGCAGGCTGGTGAGCTGCTGCCCCTGCGAGGTAATGTTCCCCTCGGCGCTGGTCACGCGCGTCGTCAGCGAACTGATGGCTGCAGCGTTGACAGTATTGGCCACTTCATCGCTGACATCGATACAGAATGCATCATCCAGATACAGATAACCTGCAGACAGGCTGGAGCGCAGGGAGATGATCAGCTCTGCGTCTGCCGTTGGCTTATAGTCGCCGCTGATATAAGTCCATGCAGTACCGACGCTGGCCGGGATCGTAATATCTTTCAGCGGTCCTGAGCTATTGCGGATGCTGATTTTGGTATTGCTGGCATTGCTGATGGCCATGTCGCCAGACCTGCGCACCCAGGCGCCCACGCGGTACGTCTGGCCGCCGGTCAGCTTTATCACCTGGTCGCAGGTCGTGTAGTCGCTGGAAGTCTTCGTGGCCTGAATGATGTATTTGCCGGACTTCGGGTTCTGCGCCGCCAGCGTGCTCCAGCCGGAATTACTCCAGCCTTCAAAACCGCGTTCGAACGAGTTGTTCGCCAGCATGTTGCCGGGCATTGATTTTGTCGCGTCCGCATCCTGCTGGGTAGCCACAATGCTGTTATTCAGTGAAGTGACGCTGCTGCTCTGGCTCTCCAGCTTCCCTTCTGCGCTCGTTACCCGGTTAGTCAGTGCGGTCAACGCTGTCGCATCCGCCTTTTTATTGACGTTGCCATTGGTGGTGGCCAGGTCATTCGTCAGCTTTATGATGCTGCTGCCCTGCGAGGTGATTTTCCCCTCTGCCGTCGTCACACGCGTGGTCAGGCTACTGATGGCCCCGGCGTTGGCAGTAATATTCACTCCATCCGTGACATCCACAAAATAGAAGTCGTCAAAATACTGAAAGCCAGACTTCAGGGAAGAGTAGATCGCCACATCAACCATCCCGTCAACTGTCGCCTTCCATGTTCCGGACAGCTCAACCCATGAGGAGCCGGTGGGCAGGTCTGCGGTGTTAAACTGGCGATCGTACAGCAGGGACGACTGACCAATACGCAGTTTGTTATTGTCCTGATCATTCATGACCGAACCGCCCTGCGCACGGGCAAAGACACCGATTTTATAGGTGTTGCCTTTCGTTACCGGGACCTTCTGGGATAGTGTGGCAAGACCCACACCACACATCGCGATTTTGCTGCCGTAGTTCGGCGACTGCGCACTGATAACAGACCCGACGCTTCCCCACCCGGTAAATGCATCCTGACCACGCTCGAATGACCCGTTGGAAATCAGGTTACCGGGGATTTTACTGTCAGCAGCCTGGCTGGCCGTGGTATCACTCAGGGCGTTATTCAGCTCCGTCAGACTACTGCCCTGGCTGGTCAGCGTCTTGCTCTGCTCCGTCACGGTGTTCTGTAACGTTTGCAGCGCGCTAGCATCCGCTTTCTTGTTAACTATAGCGTTTGTTGTCGATAATCCGTTTTCCAGCGTCGTGGTCCGGTTCCCGATACTGGTAAGGTTATCACCCTGCTGAGTGACTTTCATTGTCAGAGAATCCACAACGGATGCTGTAGCATCGGCAGTTCTCTGGGCTATCGCTGCTGCGGTAATATTCCGGCAATGCCAGTCGGTGGCATACCAGATAGTGTCAAATGGTGTGTTCTGGTTAACTTGCAGAAAAGGTCTGAAATAGCCTTTCGCCGCAACCGCAGCGGTGACGGTCCAGCGCCAGGTCGTGCGAACCCAGGTTTTACCTGCAGCTGCAGAAACTGAACCTCCAGAGTTTGCAGCAGCAATACTGGCCGAGGGTGAGGACGCAGAACTGATATACAAATTGAATGTCGCCGTACCTGCACCGCAGGCAACCAAGGCGGACAGTTCGATCACGTCGCCGGTAGTAGCCACAATATTATTGATCCCGGGAATATGATCGCGACTAGCCAGTCGGGCGGCATATTTAAAAGGGCAACCTGCTGGCACGCCCACAGCAGAAGTATCAATGACTGTAAACCCCATCTGGTTGTAAGCAGGGTCAAACGTTGGATTAGGGATTAAATCATCGCCTCCCGCTTTTGCGGCAACAATAGCGCCAGTCAGGGAACTAATGCTGCTGTTTGCAGCCGTTAATCCGCTCTCGGTATTCTCAACCCGTCCGGTCAACGCTGTCAGGGCGCTCTGATCCGCCTTATTACCCACATTCGAGTTCGTTGCGTTCAGGTCGTTCTGCAGCTTTGTGATCGCCTGACTTTGGCTGGTCAGCGTCTTGTCCTGCTGGTTAACCTTTGACGATAAATTACTGACTACGCTGGCATCTGCTTTACCCGCCACACCATTTGATGAAAACACGACAACATGACGGATAAAAAGTCGTGCACTGGCGGTAGGCGCCCAGCCGCCGGCTGCAAATCGCAGGTAGACAAAATTTTCAGTAAAATCTGCCGGGATGGTCAGCTCAATGTTTTTCGTCTGCCAGCTGGTCGTTACCCCTTTTAACCATGATGTACTGGATACCAGCCAGCCGGTGGGGTTATTCAGATCAGAAATCACTCCAACAGAGTCAGAGGATATATTCGACATCGTCTCTGAGGATTTAAACTCAAACGTAACGGTTAATTTAGTGTCTGGCTCAACCGGAATCCGAGTTTGGTTAGCCACACGAATGGAGCCTGTCGTCGTCCTCAGCGCTTTTTCACCGACATCATACGTGAACGCAGAGCCTGTACCGGAATCCACCCATAACGAAAGGTCTGACTCCATTCCGCCATTTGCTATCAGGCTGCCGGATATCAGCGACGCCTGGAGCTGTATGATACTGTTGCTCTGACTGGTCAACTTACCTTCAGCTTCATAAACCCGGTTACTTAACGAGGTGACGGCTGACGCATCGGCCTTCTTAGTGATGTTCAGGTTCGAATTCATCAGGGAGTTCTGTAAGCTAGTGATGCTGCTGCTCTGACTCTCCAACTTCCCTTCCGCGCTCGTTACCCGGTTGGTCAGATTGCTGATAGCACCGGCATGCGCCGTAATAGTTTTCTCATCAGTAATATCGACAATGTAAAAATCATCGAAGTATATTTCTCCGGCTGACAACGATGACCAGATGGCGGCCTCAACCGTCATATCTGCAGACGGCACCCAGGAACCGTTAATTTCTGACCAGTCTGATCCTGTCGGCAACTCCGGCGTAATAAAATTCACCGCATAAATAATCGAACCATTGATATCACCGACTCTCAGCTTGTGATACGACTGCTCTGCCGTGGCTGCAGCCCCGTTACGGCGGGTGAATACGCCGATCCTGTAAGTCCGGCCACATTTTACACTGATGCGCTGTGAGATCGCCGCTTTACCTGTACCACAACGCACTATCTTGCTACCGCTGTGCGGCGCTAAGGCCGTGGTAAACGTCGCTGCTCCTGAGACTGTCCAGCGTTTGCTCCCTAACTCAAAACCGCTATTAACGAGCATGTTACCTATGACAGCCGCGCTAGCCGCAGCATCATCTTGCATAGCAGCAACATTATTTTGTGTTGTGCTGAGGCTGTTATCGAGCTTCGTGAGGCTGCTGCCCTGGCTGGTCAGCGTTTTGGCATGCTCCGTCACAGTGTTCTGTAACGTCTGCAGCCCACTCGCATCCGCTTTCTGGCTGATGGTGCTGTTTATCGTCTTCAACCCGTTTTCCAGCATCGTGGTGCGGTTCCCGATACTGGACAGGGTATCGACCTGCTGAGAAACTGTTGTCGTCAGATAATCCACCGCTGACGCAGCTGCGCTCGCCGTATCTTGTGCTGCTTTTGCATCGGTAATATCGGTAATAACGATATTATCCGCGTACAGATCGTACCCCGGCGTCCCGGTACCGATCGCACCGCGACATGCCATCCAGATCACCGCGCGCGATTTACCTGCTGGCACTGTCAGGTTGCCGGTGAATTTCGCCCAGCGATCTCGCCCTTCCAGCGCATTCTCTGTGATGATAATAGCCGCAGGCCATGTATTCCCCGAACCTGTCTCATCCTGGCACTGCAGACCCACTGCAACTGACCAGCCTGATGATGGCGCCTGCCCGGCTGGCATCATTGCCCATAATTCGAAGCGATACACGGCCTGCGCCCGGACAACCGCCCACGATCCGATTTGCTTATCGCTGTTGCCGCTTTCATTCGCGTTACGGCGTAACCGCAGGCTTCTCATCCCACTGTATTTTTGCGACGAAACAACCGTCGCTCCAGCTCCGCCAATCTGCTGACCATCTGCGTAGCTTTCCAGTGAGCCATCAAACCACGGATTGGATCCCTGGTTGCGGAGCGTATTTATGCTTCCCGAAAGCGATGTGATATTGCTGTTCGCTGCAGTCAGACCACTTTCCGTCTTCTCCACTCGCCCGGTCAGTGACGTCAGCGCACTCTGATCCGCCTTTTTACTCACATTCGAGTTCGTGGTGGTCAGGTCATTCTGCAGCTTTGTGATTGCCTGGCTGTGGCTGGCCAGCTTCCCTTCCGCTGAGTCAACGCGACTGGTCAGGTCAGTCACGGCAGAGGCATTTGCCTTCTTCGACACCCCGGTCGACGAAAAAACGTCGACTTTACGGATATACAGACGCGCACTGTTTGACGGTGCCCAGCCCCCGGCGGCAAACCGCAGATAGACATAATTCCCGGTAAAGTCTGCCGGAATGGTCAGCTCCACGGTTTTCGTCTGCCAGCTGGTCGTCACGCCACTCAGCCACGGGGATTCTGAGGATAGCCAGGCGACAGGATTGCCCAAATCAGTTATCACACCAACGGTATCAGACGATACGCTGTTCATCGTTTCCGATGTTTTGTACTCAAATGAGACGGTAAGCGTCAGCCCGGCCTCAGCGGGGATACGCGTCACGTTGGCAACCCGAACAGAGCCGGTTGTCGTTCTCAGCGCTTTTTCACCTGCATCATACGTGAATGCCGAGCCGGTACCGGAGTTCTCCCAGAACGACAGATCCACATCCATGCCGCCGTTACTAATCAGGCTCCCTTCAGCCAGGGTGTTTTTCAGCATCGTCAGCTGGCCAGACTGTGTGGTCAGGTTGCCTTCCGTCGCGGATACCCGGTTGGTTAACGCCGTGACCGCGCTCGCATCGGCCTTTTTACTGACGTTTGAATTGGTTGTCGTCAGGTCGTTCTGCAGTTTAGCGATCGCGCTGCCCTGGCTGGTCAGCGTTTTATCCTGCTGGCTGACGCTGGACTGCAGGCCCGTGATGGCGTTGCTGTTTGCGGCCACGCCCGACTCTATTTTACCGACGCGGTTAGACAGCGAGGTCAGCGAATTCCCCTGGCTGGTTAACGTGGTGCCCTGCTGTTCAACCTTTTGCGTGAGGGACTGCAGCGCGGTTGCATCGGCTTTTTTACCCAGACTGGTTTCCAGCCCGCTGATTTTGCTGGCCTGTGCGCTTTGTGCGGTCGACAGGGAACTCAGCTCCTCCGCCACCGAGGATTTATTCTCGTTGAACTGCGTCTGCAGCGATTCCCGGGCTGTCACCTCTGCTTTATCAGCAGTGATACGGGCACTCATCTCCTGATACAGCAGGCCGGAACGCAGATCCGCCAGGCTGTTACTGTCCGTCGTTCCCCTTATCTGTGCCGCCAGCGTGGAGCGCTTCAGCGCTTCCGCTTCATCTGCCTGTGTCCGCGCCATCTCCTCATTACGCAGCGCCGCAGTACTGGCCGCCGGTGCCGGGCGCCCGACCGATATCCAGTGGATCAGGAAATGGTTGTCAGCATTCTGCCCCTGAGCCAGATCCAGGCGAAAGCGGCGGACCGTACCGGATGCGTTCCAGTTCACATCGGAGATGGCCACCACGCTGATACCATCGCCGTCAAACTCCTGCTCCGCGATACTCACCGAGCGGGCATCACTCCAGCCGGTTTCCTCTGTACCAATCCAGTAAAGCCGCCCTTTCCATGCCGGATTACCCACGCGTTTAATACGCAGCATGACGGTGCGATAGGAGGAAGCCGGAATAGTTTGCCCGTTGGGTGAGCGGCAGGAGGCGGTGCTGTTCAGTGCTTTCAGCCAGCCGTCGTCCGTGATTTGCATCGGCACCTGACCGGCATCGTCCTCGGTCCACCCCTCATTGTCTTTATCGAAGTACCAGATACTGAACGAATCAAACTGCTGCCCGCTACCGGCGGAAATTTCAGAAATCTGACGGGCCAGTGACTCGTCGCCGTCCTGAATAATCGTTTGCAGATTATCAATGGCGGCCACGCGCTCGTTTGTTTCATTCAGCAGCTGGTCTGCCGCCTGCGCCGCTTTCGCGTTGACGTCCGCAATGCGGTCGGCAGTCTCCTGTTTTACCGCTTTGTCCCAGCCTGTATTCGCCTGGGCGATGGACTGTTTCAGACTGTTTTCAACCGCCTGCAGCTGGGATTTTAACGCAGCATCCCCCTCGGTGAGGGTTTTGTTAACGTCAGCGATCTGCTGGTCAACGGAGGTATTAATATCGCTCACGGCATCGGTGATGCTCTTGTTGACTGCCGTGATATTGTCACTGAGCGTCTGATTTACGCTGTTGATATTCTCCGTTATCGACGTGTTGACGGACTCTATCTGACCGTCAACCTGCTGGCGGATCTCAGACGCAGAATCATCAATACTCTGGTTAATATCGGTGACCTGCTGCGCGACTTCTTCACGAATAGCCTCGGCGGTTTTTATCAGCTCCTTATGAGTCTCCTCAATATCCCGCTGGGCTTCCTGCCAGGCTTCCGTGTCCTTAATCGCATCGGTCAGTTTGTCGTAATAGTCACCGATATCGTCGCTGGCCATCCCCTGCACCCAAGCCGTCCACGGACTTTCATTGCCGATACGGTCAACGATCCGCGCGCGGTACCAGAATATCGCCGCAATCTGCAGGCCCATCTGCTGATACGTTTTACCCGGATACGCCACATCAGACAGCGCCATCGCCCCGTTGCCGTTGGGATTAGGACTGTACTGCAGCTCGGTTTTCTGCGTATCGCCGCTCCCCTCCGGGAACGCCCAGTTCAGCTGCACGCCATGCAGCAGGGAAGTGGTGGTCAGCGCCAGCGGTGCCGACGGCAAACCGATTTTTCCGGTCAGCGTTTTCTCTTCTGAGTATGCCCAGCCGCTGGAGACCTCTGCAGCGTTAATCGCCCGGACACGGACCAGATAACGACCGGCGTAAATGCCGCTGACCTCGAACGAGGTGGTCGAGCTGCGCGGCACGTTAATCCAGTTACCGTCATTACGTCGCCATTGGGCTTCATAAGCAAGGGCATTTTTAACTGGCGTCCAGTTAACCTGGATTGTTTCAACACTCATCCCCTGATTGACTACGGAATAAGACTCAACAATGATATTATCCGGCGCACTTTGGTTCCCGGGAGGAATAACGCTTATCGGCCGGCTATCAATTATCGCGCCAGTATCAATTCTGTCATATTTATCCGGATCATGAGCAGCCGCGAAAATAGTAAATGTACTATCGTTGTTATCTTTAACACTTACGACTCGATATTGCTGGACCCTAAGCGAATCAGATTCTATAGCCCATACACATTCCGTTTCGGGTAATTCTGCATATTCGGCAGTGACGGTGACAACAAACCCATCGATGCTCTCAATAGTTCGACTTTGCGTCACGCCCGATGGCAGGTTTAACAACAGTCGATCACCGGCTTTAGCTTCCGTTTTGCGATCGAGTGTAATAATGCAGCCGTCAACCTTACTGGTGCGGCCACCGTTGATTTTTCCCGCCAGCATTTCATCTGCCACCGCAATAATATAGCCAGGCTGCGGAATATTACCGTCCAGTCCGACGGAAAAAGTCACCACGCGGTCTTTATTGTTGGTCAGAATCCCCCAGCGTCCTTTACGATTAGCCTCCGACTGACGAGTACAGCCAATGGCCGTCAATTCAAGCTGGTTAAATCCGTAGCGGGCTACCAGCGGCTGCTCAAAAACTGGTTCCATCGCATCTGCATACTCGTTTTCTGGGTCAGACCAGGAAACCAGTGCATTGGTATAGCGCGTTTTGCTACTACTGCTGGCATATTGAAAACGTCCATTAATAACGTTAGCCCTGGTGTAGGTGTAATCGATATCACGAGGCATATCTGCCAGAGCAATCACCTGATCGCCGCTCCAGCATGTCATACCCCGGAAAATAGCCGCAAAATCCCGCAACACCGTGTAAGCATCGTTGCGATTCTGAACATAGACGTTACATAAGTAGCGAGGCTCTGTACCGTTCCCGCCTTTGCCATCGGGTACGGGTTCATCACAATATCGTGCGACCTGATATAACGTCCATTTATCTATATTCTCAGAAGTAAGACGATTCCCCAGCCCAAAACGATCGCTAACAATCAGATCGTAAAAAATCCATGCTGGATTGTCCGTCCAGGCCCATTTAAATCTCCCCGTCCAGATACCGGAATATTGTCGGGTCTCCGGATCATAATTATCAGGAACGCGAATGATGCGGCCGCGAGGACTGCAGGAAATTTTTGGAATAGAGCCATTAAATTGACGAGAGTCGAATTCAACGTAAAGCAGAGCTGTATTTGGATAGCGAAGTTTCGCATCAAGCACCTCAGCATAGCTTTGTAACATCATGACATCGCCAGTTTTTGAAGTGTTTGCGTCTTCCGTAACCTTACGCAGGCGCAATACCCAACCCGTCGTCGCCCGAGGTAGATCAATACGGTGACAACGTTCATAGCCAGAAGTGGTCTTACCTTTTACTGCGCTCTTCAGAACCGTCTGCCAGACACCACCATCAGTCTGCAAATCAACGGCATAGCTGACGGCGTTCCCTATCAGATCGCCATTATCTTCCTGTTTGAGTAACGATGGCCATTTTAAACGCAAACGTACTGCCGAAATCTGTGTATTACTAAAAGAGCGGGACCAGGCCGTTTTGCTGGATACTTCTACTCCCACATTAATTTCATTTTCTGAACCGGGTATTCCCTGAATATAATTCTGCGCCTGAGTTCCCGGGCGAAACTCCCAGAAAACGCCGCTAAAATTTTGGGAGCCGTCGGGGTTTTCCAGCGGCGTGCCATCAAGGTAAATATCTTTAGCTGTAAGCGCACCGGCAAATTCACCTTCGCCCAGCGCAATGAGAATTTTTGCTTTCGCAACAGACTGTAAATCATCAGGCTGTTCCGTTGGGGTTCGCGGATTTGAACTCCCGCCCTTACGACCTTTAATGAGGTGCTGTGTCATAGATATTTGTCCATAAAAAAACCACCTGTAAGGTGGTCTGAAATAGGAGAAGCCGGATAATCTACTGCTGGTCTTCTACATAAATTCCAGCCGAAATAATTGCCCCGCCGATAAGACGTTTCCCATACAACAGCGGTACAGGATATCCCTGTGCGGTGGTATTCGTTACTCCGCCAAATGCATAAGAGGCTTTGTTTTCGGGTGACTGTTGACTAGCTAAGCCTGGAACCTGGGGAGAAAGCATCTGGAGTACACCGCCGAGGACCATTGAGGCCCCTAGCATTGCGGCACTTCCCCAACCGGAACCAGCAGCAATGGCGGCAAATATCCCCCCAGATCCCATAGTGGCTATTGAAGCGACCGCGATCAATGCTACACCTAATATCGTCTGTAATACGCCAGCTTTTTTACTGCCAATAACGACCGGGACAATTCGTATTAATTTATCATTAATTGGAAAAGGAATATCATCCTCTCCAATATTCCTCTTTCCTTTAAAAACAGCATAAGTTAACCCCATAGACTTGCTGTTATTCATAAATTTTTCAAATCCATTGATAGTGCAGCATAAAGCTCTTATTGCTTCAGATGCTGTTGCTACCATCCGACAATGATATTTGCCAAACTTCTTACCAAGAATACCACCCAATTCTATTCTGACCATATGTTCTTGCATACATACTCCATCAGCAGCAGACATTATGAATAAATCATAATTTTTATTCTGCCATCAATAATATCGCACACTGAACTGGCTCGAAAGCGACTCGAACCGCCTAATTTAAATTACACTCTTTCATTAATGAATTAAACATCAACCTTAGTATGTAGAGAATATCTTTCAGAAAGTATTATTATTCAATTCAGTATCATTGTTATGGAAGCGCAAAATCTTTACTGTTCTTTCTCGCCAGTAACCACCATAAGGTACCCGCTGGCTTAAATGACCATATAGGTGATGAAGTAGCATATTACCTTCAAGAAGAATACCTGCATGATTCCACTTATTCGCCTGTACCTGCATAATTACCATGTCGCCAGGCTGCGGTGGGCCATAAAACTCGCGAAAGCCGCATTCATACCAGCAATCACGATAGAAGTTATCCGGGTAGTTATCTTCCCACCAAGGATAATCAACTCTGTAATCCGCCAGATCAATTCCATGCTGCTGGCGAAAATAACTCATGACCAATCCCCAGCAATCATAATGTCCAAGCACAAACGGGCGTTCCAGTAGCGGTAATTCTCCTCGCGGAAAAATTGTACGGAGATCCCCTTCCGGCCAGCTAAAGATATGCCATGGTAATAACATTGCATCACACTGCGCCTTGTCCAACTCGCTTGGCTGCGTCGTCGCATCAGGATGACTATGGACAATTCCCGTAACAACACCCCAATTTTCTACCTGCACATAATCTTCAGGCGCAAGGAGAAAATGATCCAGGGGATTATCCGCAATATTACGACAGGGAAAGTAACGCTCCACCCGTCCCCGTTGCGCAATCACACCACAACACTCGTGAGGATACTCCTCCTGCGCATGCTTCTGAATGGCCATGATAACCTTCTGACGCATACTAGCTCCGAATTAAAGAGGTGCCGGGGAAACCACCAAAAGGCAGTTCGTTGTCCTCACCAAAACGTAATTTACAGGCTGACAACGTACCGCTACAAACATCGAGGGAGGGATCGCTAACAGGCACATTATTAATATCAAAATATCGTTGACCGATATAATCACATCCATCACCGGTACGATATCTATTTCTGATACACCAGGTACAGATAGAATGCAGCTGGCGCGTTGGGATCATAATCCCTTGCAAATCCATTGGGCTGGCAAGTGAAAACTCAATTGCTTCATTAGTCTCCTCACTTTTGGCATCAATGAAAAAAACTTTTCGTTTTTCCTGCGTGGGGTCGGCTGACGCATTACCTTCAGGGAAATTACGTGCATCGAGATATTTTGCCAACGTATCGTGGATAGTGACTTTTGCCTGAATCAGGTCATCGTAATACAAACACAGCGCGGTAATCGAAGCATCAATATTTGCCACCTTCAGAGATGGTTGCGCGTCACGACCGCTGGTAGTGGATTCTATCCCTTCAACAATGCAAGGCCACGGCATATATTCATTGCCTTGCCACCAAATAGATTTTGCAGGCAAACGTTTTTCATCCCCTCCTGCATCCAGGATTTCGGCTTCGCTATGCGCGATACTGTGTCCGTGGAAATATAAGACATCATCCATGCCAAATACGCTGCCATCAATTTCCAGTAAACGTATTTCATTTCCAGGTTCAAGTTTTTGGTAATCAGCTGTAATCATGGTGCATATGCCTGGTTAAATGTAGCGGTTACCGTCATTACCTGACTCGATAATGGCGAAATTTTTAGTGTGTCAGCGCTAACACGATAAAGCCCGGATTCCCCTACCGGTGAATTCCAGATAAACGACTTCGTTATATGGCGCCGTAAAAATTCTAGCACTTCTAATATCTCTTCTTTATCTCCGGTCAAGGTCACTGGCCAGCTTTGCTTTTCATAATGCAGGCCATCTCCTACGATCTGTTGATACCCATCGCCAAAACTGGCCTCTCGAACGGTATAATTAAAATCCCCCAGTAGACCCGCTTGTATTTGCGTTCGCCAGGTAAAGGTTTCTATTGCCATATCATCTCCGGGAATCAAAAAATTAACGTGCGTGGTTTGCATTCCAGATAAGGCCACCAGGCCTCAATTCATTTGCCACACCAGCGCGAACGGAACGGTCTATCGTCTGCTGCCAGGCGCGATTTAACGCGCCGTTATTATCGACCGCTTGCGGTTCGGAGCCTTGATTCTGAATAAGTACTGAGGTCTGAATGGTCAGTGGCCCTGCGCCAGAAGAACCCAGTCCCTGCATTGATGCCGTTCCTACATAGCCGCCGCCCGCATACCCCTGCGCACCGCGCATCATGGCGTAAAGGTTGCCAATCCCTATCGCCGAGGTCGCCTCTTTAGTAAAAACAAATTCGCCGCCATGAACAATCCCTCTCGGCTCATATTTACCCCCGTCTCCGGTATAGCCGCCATCGGAATGGCCCGTGAAAACTTTACCGATGGATGCTACCCAGCCAATGCCGGAATTCGACATCGCGTTAAAGGAAGCCTGCATGGCTTTTACCAACAATAATTGGCTGAGCATCTTCAGCGTCCCTTTCAGAAAGGTCATCAGGAAATCATTAAAACTCGCCTTTCCTGTGGTTATATATTCCACCAGTGAGTTCCCCATTGAGCTAAAAGCGTCTTTAGCTAAATCCTTAAGCTTGCCATGAACGTTTTCTCCATCTTTAAGGAATTTATCCCACGCCTCTTTAACTCCTTCCATTAAACCGCCGAGCCAATCGCCGCCCCTCCTTTTTTTCTTATCATCGTCAGGACGTTCTTCCATATTTTCGCCTTGCAGAAAAAATTTTGGCGTATTACCCACATCCTCTTTTGGATGGCTACCAATTCCTGCCAGTGAATCCCAGTAAGTTTTAGGGCCAGACGTTATATTGTAGGTCTCACCCTCAGATTTCTTCACCATATCCTGAAGTATGGATCCCATTCTGGCTGGAGGAAGAGGGAGCGTTTGCATTAGCCTCTTCAGGCTATCCGTATGCCTTTTCTGTATTTCTGTTGCAGCACGAAAAGTTTTATTCAGCTCTTCGCTTTTACGGTTGGCGACGGATGCTTTCTGTTGATACTTATCAAGAAGCTGGCTACTTTTTTCCAGCTCGCTGGTATTTACGCGCAGCGTTATATTGGTTTCACTCGCCATAGACTTTCTCCTGAGAGAATAAACCAACCACTCATCGGTTTACGTTGATTAATAATTTGAACATACTTCTGCTAAAAACCCAGGCTAGCTCTGTAGTTTATTCAGGATATTCAACGCCACCCGTTCCATTACCTGAATATCGTTTATTACGGTTACCTCATCAGCTATATCATAAACCCTCATGAGCCATGCGAGCACACTATAGTCCAGACCGATTAAGCCGCCTGGACTGGTTCGCCACTGCGTGCTGGCCGAGCGAAAGACCACAAATGCAGGCCAGATATCGGGCCAAACATTGATAACAGTATCGTCATAATCTTCGGCTGTCAGACCGAATGCGCTTAGCTCATCCGCTGATGGTTCAGGCGTATAGAATGCAGAGGCAACCGTAATCAGTTTTTTTCGCGATTCCCCGTCAGCTCTTGATAATAAGTAGCCATTATTGCCTTAACAGCCCCCGGATAATTATCTACCAGTACTCCCATATTTTCTCGCGTACAAGGTTCTGATAATCCCCAACCGTCGACGATCTCCAGTAAAAAATCACATACCGTTTTTTCGTCAATATCTTCTAACTCTGCCAATTCTTTTATAGGCCGATGCTTAAACGTAAAATTCAGCACTCCGTCTTCTTCACCCGCACGAGGAATAGCAACATCAGCTTTAAAAACAGGTTTAGGTTGTAATTTGAAGATAGCGCTCATATATACCCTTAAAAGAGGCTCCCGAAGGAGCCTGGTTGAATTTAATTTATGGTTCACAGATAAGAAGAACAATTATTCTTCCGACTTGTAGAAAGTAATATCCCGAGAGTGAATGGAAAACGCGACTTGTACGGTTTCAACGCTATTCACCGCCGTCATTGGTTGCGGATCAAACGACGGAACGCCGGACCAGTAGCGATACTCTTTTGCATTAGGCACAAACATGCGTAGTGGTAAAACTTGTCCATAACGATCTGCCATGCTCAATACATTATAGATAGGTAATGAAGCATCATGCGCTAATGTGAACGTTTGGTTTTTAGCGGCCTTAAAGGTTCCAATATTACGCTGGCGATCGTCGGCCAGAAACTGTACCTGTGCATACTGCTGCTCCCCCCCTGACAGCGCGACTTCAGTAATCTGTGGAATTTCAGTCCATTCAGTGATTTTTTGCAATTTCCCGCCACCGGCATGGGCAGGAAAGAAATTCCGGTCGCTAGAGTTGATGACCGAAATGGTCACGCTATTAGGGGTTTGCGCAGTAATTCTGGCGACTAAACCATCGATGGCACCCCAGCCCGAAGAAATAAGCACGACATCATCGACCCTAAGATTATGATTTTCAGTCACGGTAAAAACCGCACCTTCCGCATTCGATACCGTACTTACCACGACAGGATTACTCAAGCCGGAACCGACAAAAACAGCTGAGCCATTAGGCAGAGCAAAAGCCATAATAATATCTCCATTATCAATATTTGAATGTTTTAATATTCTTTTAAAAAGTGAATAATTTGTTTGGGCATGACTTATTGTTGTGTGCCATAGTGACTACACTTTTAAACTAAAGCCATTTCTCATAAATTATTCAGGTGTTCGCAGAGTAATTATTCGGCAATACACTTTCAGGGATACGTTTTAGCACTGGCTCATTTTCAAAGATTTTCATTCCATATTGGCCAATCCAGGTGGCATTTTGGTTGATGTTACCAGAAATAAAATCCATAACTTCCACCATTAATTCCTGGATCAAAGTAGCCGAATTATCGCGCCACCAGGTTTCGATAGCAGCAAGAAGAGGGTCGGAACCATTCGCAATAAACTGCTCACCGATACTATAATATTTCGTTCTGTTTTCGTCAGTAATACAATGCAATTTACTGATTTGTAAAACTTCCGCAACTGGCCCCAAGGTTTGAACGGTAAGCGTTGCGATTTTATTGCCTGTTTCCTCAGCAATACTAGATGAGTAAAACATTGAGAGAGTTAAATCATTAGATGCATACATATTTATTTTCTCCAGGCGTAGATTGTTGAATCAATGGTTAATAAAGAGATAAACTAAATAATTACTCGAGCCCTGAGCCAACCATAGATAAAGGATTCATTAGCATCGTTTCTTTCAGCCAACTCCAGATAATATTGCCCTTGACTACAGTTTAATGCTCGTAATAGTACCGTCTCACCTTCATTGCCTCTGCGAATAAGGTACTGGCTTAAGGCGTTAATCGTTCTGGGGCCGATAGCACCATCGACCACGAGGTCCGGATACAGCACTCCGCGATGATTAAAGGCATTTAGCCATCGCTGAAGCCACTTACCCGGCAGAATGGTGCCCATATTGACCCCGGCATCACACAGTTTTTCAGCAAGCGGGGTAGATATCTCAGCAACATGGTCGAACCGGGGCGCAATCCAGTAGTCCGCGTTGAGAATATCCAGCGCCTGCTGGCGCGGCAGTTTTTGCATAGGTCCATCATAACCATGCGCGCGGGCAGTGGCCTGAGTAATCCCCCAATTTGTTGGGCCACCTCGATCGTCCGGATGGTTTACATAGCCGCCCTCCTTATCCAAAATGGCGTTAAAAATCTCATCTTTATTCATACATCCCTCATTTATCGATTAAATGCGCGATATTCCCCCTGACGAGGAATACGGTAATAAGTATAAAAAAATTGACGCTGACGACTAACCAATGGGTCGATTCATACAGGCCAAAAAGATAGCGAAACGGTATGCTGGCATAGGTAAGTACCAGTAAATATGCCGTGTATGATATCCATGGCCGATGTCTTCGGTAGCACGCGCGGCGATAAAACATCAAGTTCAGAGTGATCAAAGCGCAGACAATTGCGTTAATCAGCGCCGGCAGTTCATTTTCCATTTGGCCGTTCACTATTGTTGCGAGTGAGTATTTTGTACAATTCGGTGAGATCTTGATTATTCAGAAATGTGAGTATCTTAATAATCAGCGCGGATAGCAGTACGGCGCCTAACGCGTCTAAAGACCGTTCACTGTATCCGGTCCAGATTGCCAGCTTCGTACCAATTAACCCGGCGCCCAATACGCCGACAATAAAGGAAGTCATAAAATAGGCAGCCAGTCTGAAACGTGAAATATTTACTGCGGTCGCCACATAAAACACGGCGCCAGCAAATGCGCCGAACACAACGCCATAATCAATACCTGCGATCAGGCCAAATAGACTCGCTGCCATTAATCCTCCAGTAACAATTGCCGACGTACCGGAAACAGGATCGGACATTCACCCTCCCTTCTTTCACTGACATTCCTGATGGTCATAACAAATGGCGAAGGAAAGCAGCATCATGCTAATGCTTTTACTTTGCCGTAACCTTTTTTCTTTTTTGCAAACCCAGCGCATAGATGGCCCTGTGACAGAGCCAGGTCCCAGGTTGCGCATAGTGGTGTGAAAATTCTTGCTGATAAACAATGGTGGCACGCGCAATTTGCCGTTTATATTCCTCAAGCTGCCAAAAAATATCCTGGGCAACAAAGTTAATGGGCAATGCGTCCTCGATACGCGCTGGCGTATGGTGCTTTCCCTTAGCCTGAATCTGAGCGCGAGAAGGCGTAGGCCGGTGGAGGCGTTCTGAACTGAGGGCTTGTGGATTTTGTAAGTGCGAGCGCTGCGCACGGCGACGACCGGCAGCGGAACCATGAAACGCGGTTTTACGGGACATTGCGGTCTCCTTAATGAGCTTTGACGGTGCGTCAGCGATAAATCCTCTCCCGCTGGCTTCACCCCAAAGCGCATTGCGTTATGGTGCTGGCTTTTCAGCCACGTAGATTCATTTTCGAATCGTTGTATTTCACCGACGATAACGCGGTGTGTTGCAAGTCGATGAAGAAAGAATACCTAAGGGTTAATTAAAAATAAATACCTACAGGTATATTTTATGGTGCAATTAGAATAACCCTCTGAAAATATTCAAAATTTAGTTACAAGCCAGGGTTTTGCCGGGAGGGAAACGATGCAGGCGGGCGATGCGCCAGATTGCCAGCATACTAAGGGCTGCTGGACATGATTTCTCGCATCCAGCGCAGGTAAACCCGGTGCTTAAAAAGCCTGCCGGGAAATTTTACCTGCTGGACTTGATACTTAAGGCTGGAACGGGAGGAGGGTTTGAACGCTAGTAAAGCGTTAAACAAACCGTTTAACGCTATGGCTGTAGATCACGCGGCCAATAATTTTCAGATACTGTTCATGGCTTTCGCCGATCGTCCAGTCGGCATATTTGCGGTTATCTGAATGCACAAGCAGGCCATCCGCCGTGAATTGAAGACGCTTCACCAACACCGCCCCTTTGAACGAAAAGACATAGATACCGTCACCTTCAAAGTAATCTTTTGAGACATCAACAAAGATGTAATCACCGGTCTCGATGGTGCCGGACATGCTATCGCCGGAAACCGTAATCACCTTGATATGCTCTGCGGGCCGGTTACCAAAAAGCCTCAGCGCGCCGGCAGTGTCATAGGTGATACTGTTGACCGTTTCATCAACCTCGCTTGAGACAATACATCCTGGTCCCGCGCTGGCCTGAGCGTCCAGAACCTCAATGACGTACTGCATCTGAGGTGTGTCTTCCACCGGTTCTCGTTCGATATCAATACTTCCGCTAATGCCGTCCATCCAGCCGCGGGGCAAATTGAAAGAAGATTCAATAAGATCGACCATCTCGTCAGCTATCCTTTTCTTTTGTTTCTTGCCTTCCGGGTAGAGCATCCTGGAAACGTAAGAAGGCTCCCGCCCAAGGGTTCGGGCTACATCAACAGCTTTACCGCCGCATAAATTATCACGGATATAGATCAAGCGCTGACGTCTGATTTCGTATTTATCCATCGTAATCTGTCTAACACCAGTTACCAGCAGGTATCTAAAATATAGCAA